GCTTTAGTTGGTGCCCCTGCAACTGGTGGTGCTTCGTTAGCTTTAGATGCTGAAGCTGTTGCTGCTGCCGATGCTACTGCTGCGGGATTAGGATATTCTTCTGCTGCTGAAGCGATTAGTGCTGGTGCAGCTACGGCTGAAAACTTAGGACTACCTGCAGCCACTAGTATTGCTGACTTAGGTGCTGTTCAAGGTTCTGCATCTGCTGGATATTTAAGCACAGTTGGTGGCGATATTGCAGGTGCAGGTGCTGGAAGCATTACACCAGAAATGGTACAAGCCGCAAATCAAACTTCTGACCCAATCGGTGCTTTAGCCCAAATGACTGGCATGAATCCACAAGAGATTGCTGCAGCTACTGGGCAAGGTGCTCAAGCTGGAACAAGTTTAGGTGATATTTTAGGATATGCCAAAACTGGTGCTCAAATTATTGGTGGACTTGGAAAGGCTGCGGGCGGTATTAGTGCGTTGCAAGCTGGAAAAAAAGTTGGTCAATTACAAGCCGACCCATTCGCTCAATATAGACCAGGTTTAGCTGCACAACTTAATCAATTGCTAACAAGCCCGCAAACTGTTACTACAACCCCAGGATACCAATTTAATTTATCTCAAGGTCTACAAGGACTACAAGCACAACAAGCTGCACAAGGTCGTTTAGTATCAGGAGGTGCTTTGTTACAAGGCCAACAATATGGTCAACAATTAGCATCTCAAACTTACCAACAACAATTGGCAAATTTAGCATCTTTATCAGGTGCTACACAATCCCCAGGAACTGGTGCTACAGCACAAGCTGGTTTATATGGTGGACAATTAGGTGGAATACTTGGTGGTGCTCAAGCAATTGCTCAAGGATTAGGGGTTGCTACAGGACAAAGCCCATTAGATTCTTTGTACGCTAATTACAACAAATCATCGCCAACGCAATAAGGAACCATTATGGCAGCAGGATTAGGCTCTGAATTATACACATTAGCAACTAGTTTTGACCCATACGGTGCTTACCGTGAAGGGCAAATGGAACCCGCTAAAGCTGATATTGAACAACAAAAATTAAGTTTGCAACAACAAGCTATGAAGGAAGCTCAACAAGAGTTGGCTCCTCAAGCTAAACCTGGTGCTACGCCACCTTTGGCTGGTATGGCTAAAAGTATTTTGCCACCAGGATTTGAATTGCAAACTTCTGATGGTGTACCAACATCTTCTGGAATATATCAACAGCAAATGCTTAATTCTCAGCAAGATATGCTTGAAGCTCAAAAAATGATGAAGCAAGCTACTATTGCTAGAGCTATGGGTGATGATAAAACTTACGGTGATTTAGCTAATAAAGCAAAACTGTTACAAAGAGAATCAACCAACAACATGGCAAATGCCAAAAAAGAATATCAAAAATCAATAGACGATGGTTTAGAGTCTTTATATTTTGCAAAACCAGGTCAATATTCTACCAACTTAAAAGATGCTTTAGATAGAACTGGTGTTCCTTTACCAAAAGATATTCCACAAACATGGTCTCCTGAAGTCAAAGAAACTCTGCTTTCTAAAATGACTCCCGAAACTCGTGCAAGAGTACAAAAAGAGGAACGTGCTCGTGAAGACCAAGAATTACAAAGACGTGCTGCTCAACGTGCTGAATACTTACTTGTTTTAGCTGACCGTAGAGAAGCAAGGATAGAAGATAGGGAAAGAAAACAATATGGTGGATTGGGTGCAAGTTCTTTCCTAGAGCGTTCCATTGGAACATCTGCAAAAGATGAAAAGGTTAATCAAAGTATTGTTGATAACGCTTTAGGCGTAAATCAAATGGATGAAGTAATTAACAAGTTTAAAGACCCAGAAGTTAAAACTGGTGTTATTGCTAAACTTGCAGGTATTAAATCTAAACTTGCTTCTTTGGGTGATGAAAATAAAGAAATTACTCCTGAAGAATTTAAAAGAATTGTTGATGGAGAGATTAGCCCTACAGCTAAAAATGCAGTTGCACAAAAAGAAGCTCTGTTTGCAGCATATACTGCAGAACGTGAAATTGCTGGCGGTAGACTTTTGGTTTCTGTTATTAGACAAGCTGGTGGTGCATTAGACCCAACATCGTATGAAAAAGAAGGTTATCTAAATTTATTGTCTGGCAGAAGAAACGAGTTGATGAAACGTTTACGGGGCAAGGGATTAACCGACAAACAGATTGATACCGTCATTAAAGACATTAATCAACCAGATGCTCCTGTAGAAAAAGCATTTAGCGAACCAACCAAAAAACAAACTGTAAAAGTTGGAGAAAAAGAATATTCTCGGCCACCAAACTTTACTGACAAACAATGGGAAGATTATCAAATAGATGTTGGAGCAACTAAATGAGTCCCGAAGAATGGTTGGCATCACAACCTAAGTCTGAGACTAAATCCCTAAGCCCCGAAGAATGGTTAGCTTCTCAAAAAGAAGAAACTATGCTCCAAAAGGCTGGTACAGCAGTAAAAGAATTTGCTGGTCAAGCCGCAGATAAAGTACTTGAATCTGGCGGAGTGGTTGACTTACGTAAGTTTTTGTCTCCTGAAAAAGCTGCAGAAGCAGTAACTACTGGTGTATCTAAAAAAATTGGTGCTCCTATTGTTAGAGATGCTTCAATAGACCCATCAAAGATTGGTTCTCAGACAGCAGGAAAATATGTTCAAAAAGCAATTGAACGTGGCGGAGAGGGTGCTCTTGCTGGTGCCGCTTTTTCTCCATTTACTGGTGGAGGAAGCATTTTAGCTGGTGCGGGTGGTGGTGCATTACAAGGTCTTGCCGAGGTTGCTGCAGCAGATTTAGGATTAAGTGGTGATTTACAACAGGCTATGGGAATATTGGGGCCTGCTGCTGCTGGATTTGTAATGTCTAAAATTCCACAAACGCCACAACAAATAAATGCAGTTTTAAATAGTGATGCTGCCAATGCTATTAAAAGCAAACTAGCACACAAGGCAATTACTAAAGCACTTGGATTGCCATATTGGACTTCTAGCATATTAGAAAAGGTGCCAAAGGCTTTTGAAGGATTGAAGACACCCGATTACAAAGCGGTTGGTAAAGAGCTTGGTGCTACTGGAGAAACATTGGGAGTTGGTGGTACAAAATTCACTGATGCAGCCAATCAACAATTGTCACAATTACATCCAGACATTACTCCTGCAAAAGGAGAAAAAATATCTAATGTTTTATATGAACGTGCAAAAGGTGCTTATAACGAAGCAAATGCTCAAGAACCATTTTTGTCTTCTCCTGAATTTAAAGCTCTCCATGGCAATACTCCTGCAGAAAAAACTAAGTTTAGTGAAATATTTGAAAACAAAAAGGGTGAAGCATATACAGGAGAAGATGTAGTAAATAACCTGCAAACTGGAAAAATGGAAAACATATCTTACAAAGATATGGAAAAAGCACGTACTGCATTCAACGATTATTTAAAACGGACAACTGGTGTTGACCACGAAAAGGTTGCCCGTGAAGCGTTTACCATTGAATCTGCAGCTAAAGCTAAAGATACACTTCCTGCTTTGTTTGCAGATAACGATGCTGCTGGTATTAATAAAGAACTTTGGAATCTAAGTAAGACTCCTGAAGGTATTTCCATTTTTAACAATGAATTAGTTAATGGTTTAAAGAATACCAATGTTAAAGGTGCTAAGATTCTTTGGGGCAAGATTGGCCCAAATGTTAAAGACAGAATGGAAGTAGACCCAAAAACATACAAAAAAGTCACTGACATTATTAACGGTGCTAAAACACCACAAGATATTGATAGAGCAACCCGTATTATTAGAAGATTTGCAGCACCCGCAGTAGCAACAGTAACCGTAGAATCTTACAAGGAGAATCAATAATGCCACTCAAAAAAGGTAGTTCACAAAAGACCGTTGGTTCTAATATTAAGAAGCTCAAGAGCGAGGGATACCCACAAAAACAATCTGTTGCTATTGCTCTTTCTAAGGCTGGTAAATCTAAAAAACAATTGCCTAAAAAGAAGATGAGCTAATGTTTATTCTTTTAATTGACCCTGCTGGTGCTTTAGTTGACTTTGGTGTTCGCTGTATGGCGGAAGGACACACCGTGAAGCAATATATTCGCCCACATGGTCAAGAGCGTTCCAAGATTGGTAAAGGCATTATTGACCAAGTCTTGAACTGGGAACTGTACATTAAACAAGCAGACTTAATTGTTTTGTCAGATAACGCATTCGAAATGCGTAAATTGGAAAAATACCATGAACAAGGTTATCCAATTATCGGGACAAACGAATTAGGTGCCAAGATGGAACTAGACCGTGATTATGGTCAAGAGATTATGCGTAAGGGTGGACTAGCAGTAGTTCCGTCTTTTGAATTCCATGATTACAACTCTGCCATAGACTTTGTTAAAGCTAACCCTAAGCGGTATGTATCCAAGCCCTCAGGAGATGCTGACAAGGCTCTGTCCTATGTTTCCAAGTCTCCTGCTGATATGGTATTTATGTTACAGCGTTGGAAGGCAAACGGTAAACAACGAGACTTTATCCTCCAAGAGTTTGTGCCAGGTATTGAGTTTGGTGTAGGTGCTTGGATTGGGCCTCATGGATTCAACAAGAACGTTGCAGAGGGGTTTGAGCACAAGAAGCTCATGTCCGGCAACTATGGCTGTAATACGGGGGAGCAGGGTACCGTTTTGAAATACTGCACAGAATCTAACCTATTCAATGACACCTTAAAACGCTTCGAAGATTACCTTTGCTATATAGGTCATACAGGATTTGTAGACTTAGCTTTCATTATTGATGACAAAGGCGAACCACGCCCCCTGGAATGGACTATGCGTAAAGGGTGGCCTTTCTTTAACATTCAACAAGCCGTCCATAAAGGCTCTGTTGTCGATTGGATGGTGGATTTAATCAATGGCAAAGATTCTCTCAAAGTTAGCTACGATGTTGCTACTGGTATCGTTATCCCTATTGGGGATTACCCTAGGTCTAAGACTACTGGACGTGACCATTCTGGATTTCCTATCTATGGTTTACCCGACGAGTTATCAAAAGATTTTGCCTTATGTGAGGTAATGGTTGGGAATGCCCCTCAGAACGACGAGAACGGCATTGTAGAGCGTCCAAGCCTAGTGACGGCAGGTGACTATGTACTCGTGGCAAACGGGGTAGGAAAGACCGTTAAACAAGCCTGTGAGCGTGCTTACAAAAACGTCAAGAAAATTGATATTCCTGACTGTATTAATGTACGGGATGATATTGGTGAAGGTATGGAGCATCAGATTCCAGCCCTTCAGAAGTATGGGTATGCCGAAAACTGGTGTTATGAAGAGTCAGACGAAGATTAATGGCAAAGTTAGCACCTCCACCTCCTACTAACCAAGACGTATCGTCTAGACAGTTCCGTGATTGGTTCTATAGCGTTTTCCAATTTATTAACCAGCAAACTGGTACCTTGGGAACAATGGCTTATGAGAATGCCAACTCTGTAGCAATTACAGGGGGTTCGATTGGTGGTGTAGGAATTACAGGTTCTACCATCAACAATACCCCGATTGGTAACACCACACCCTCTACTATTTCAGGCACAACTATATCTGCTACAAGTCAATTTAATGGCTCTGGTGCAGGTCTAACAAATATTCCCTATACAGGAATTACTGGATTAGCAACAGTTGCTCATACAGGAGCTTATTCAGACCTTACAGGCAAACCTACAGGATTATCTGTCACAATTACTACTGCAAAATTAACCGTTACCGGCACTAATGGAAGCATGACCTTTACCAATGGAATTCTAACTGCACAAACCCAAGCGACCTAATTATGGCTATCAATCTAACCGATGACGAACTCGAAGAACTCGTTGAAAAAGTAACTGAAAAAGTTATTAACAATTTCTACCAAACCGTAGGCGAAGGTGTGGTTACCAAAGCCATTAAAATTATTGGTATGGGTGTAGTTGCCCTATTAATTTATCTAGCAGGTTCTGGACAACTCAATATCAAATGAAAGAAGTGCTGAAACAACTTCTGACCGGCAAAGATAATGAAACCTACGATTTGGGTAGGGTGTCTTGGCTCATCGGTATGGTAGCTGTGATTGGTCTAGCATTCTATGAAGTTATGAACGCACAGGTTAGCCTAAGAGAACTAGCAGAATCCTTAGGAATTGTTTCCGCAGCAGGTGGAGCTAGTGTCGCTATGAAG